CGGTCTCTTCTAAGCACTCTCTTAATGCACATGATAAATCCTTTTCATTGTAATTTCGCCGTCCTTTTGGAAATCCCCATTCTGTCTCAGTCCAGCTCGTCTTTGAATCATTAATAAATTGTTGTAATGTCTTGCGTTTACCGTCTTTCGTTCTAATTCCAGAGACAACTTGGCTATATTTATCATAAGAAACAGATTCTTCATTCTTATATTGACTACCTCGTGTATATTCTCCCCACAACAGTTTCCATAATTGATCAAAGCTAAGACGAACAAGATTATCCTTCTCGTAAATAGTCATTTCGTCTATGATTCTCTGAATATATGCTTCATCGTGAATTGAATATTTACCCCTAACAAAATCAACAAACCCAAACGAATCTCGTCTTCTTATCATTAAAAATTCTGGTCCGGTTTGTCCACTCCGAAATGCTATTACACCTATACTTGTTATCGGTGCACGACAATTGTTATATAAATGATTTGTCCGATTACAGTTATTACAAAAATGTTTTGAATTTGAATTTGAATTTGAGTTCGATATCGCGTTTACATTATTTGCGGATGTGAATACAGATGAACTATTATCAATATGGGTTGATATCACAGATGATTCTATTTTCAATTGTGCAACTTCAGTATATGACATTACACTTTTGGGATTGTGTATTTTTGCTTCGTTACAATGTGTAAATGATTGGTTCGACATTTTCGTCTTATCGTTTATCTTATAATATTTTTCTTTTTATATTATTTGATATATTATGGTTAAACTTGACCCTACGATATGGGGACCACACTACTGGTTTTTTTTAATGTCTACTGCTGTAAATTATCCGGACCATGTAAATGATGTTACACGCAAAAAATATTACGACTTTATCCAAAATTTTCCCATGTTCATACCAGACCCCGAAATGTCCGCCGAATTTAGCCGTATGTTGGATAAATATCCTGTTACGCCTTATTTAGACAGTCGAACCGCATTTATAAAATGGGTGCATTTCATTCATAATCGCTATAATGTTATTTTATTCAAGGACGAATTATCATTACATGACGCTCTAGAAAAATATTATTTACATTATCGACCCAAACCTATACAGATTTTAGAAGAGTTAAAATATCGTGAAAAGTCGGTTTACTTTATTGTATTAATCGGATTTTTATACGCCGCATACTATTATCATAATCGTTAATATTATCGTCGTATAATATAACTGAATTGTGTTATGATTAAAGTAGAATATATTATATTTCTCATTACTGCCGTTTTAATTGCAAATACATATTATGATGGTAATCTGTTTAAAATGTTTCAATCGAATCAAAAATTGATAAAAATGGCTACATATGGGTTTGTAGGTCTATCATTATTTTTATTTTTAAGAAAAAATCCGGAAAACTCTAGGCAATTATTGTTTCATGCCAATGACATCATTAAGTATATGCCAATTAGTAAAGGGACCGCAGATATGATTACACCATTTTTTGATTTTACAAATAATAAATCATTTTTGAATAATGATGTTAACATGCTACCGGCGCATCAAAATATGATGTCGTCATATATGGCGGGTGGTGGTGGAGGTGGTGGTGGTGCAAATCTTACTGGTAACGCCAGATTTGTTGAAGCTGAATTAACTGGTGGCGGAGGCGGAAAAGCGAGTAATCGTATCGTTTCAAATAATGCAAGTGCTGCAGAACGCCGCTTATTAAATTCTGGAAAGGGGTCTAATAAACGAAGTGTAAGTGAAACCAAGAAGAAATATGTAGCCGCTCAGCAGGGTTGGAAATGCGGCGATTGTCAGCGTCAGTTGCCTGCATGGTTTGAGGTTGACCATGTTATTGCATTAGAGCATGGAGGCTCAAATCATGTAGATAATTTAGTAGCATTATGTCGCGATTGTCATGGAAAAAAAACTGCAATGTCCTTCTTGTAAAAATAATTAATAATATCATATAAATATAATTGGTAATAATTCGCATTATAATTATATTTATATAAATTAAGGATTTAATCGATGGAACATATTCCATTAGAAATAAAGAATATAATTGAATATATACCATTTGTTATCATTCTAGTTATAATATTGGTTGCAGTATTAACATGGGATGTTTTGTTAGATAAAATACATTATTTTGTTACACTTATTGGAGTTTTTTTATGGGCAATTTATCTTTATATCGGCAGCAATTCAAGTAAAGTGAGTGAATGGAAACGAGACCAGCCGGCAGATGATGATGATGGTGATGGTGATGGTGATGGTGATGGTGATGGTGATGGTGATGGTGATGGTGATGGTGATAAACATGATGAAAAAAATGAACGGTTTTTCATACAACCACCGACAAAGGATTACTCATTTGATGAACCATCTGTAATTATTACATGTTTATTTATTGTAATTTTATTGGTAGGAGGACTTACACTTGGTATTATTTCGCATACACACTTCTCGTCAAGTAACAATATAGATAAAGGCAATACATTAAAGGGATTTGGAGTGTTATTTTTAATTTTTAGTATTATCGGTATATTATTTGCTATTTTAAAATTAATCAATTATAATTTATTTGATATATTTGGTATTGGAGGTACTGATGATAACGATACATCTAACACAAGCTCTACAAATAATAGTTTATTTATTGATAATAATTTAAAATGGATTACTCCATTATCGATTATAGGTTTAATTATAGGTATTTATATGACAGTAACTGGAATAAATATCAATAAAAATCATGTAAATGGAGAAACAATCGACGATTCAAAAATTATCAAATGGAGTCCTCAAAAATTTGCTTTATCCATCGGATTGATTATACAAATAGTTGCATTTTTTGGAATTATTTGGCTTATGTATAGATTTGGCCTACTTACACCTGAAGAGGTTGTATATAATAAAGAATCTGATTATGGATTTCCAATGAAAGATTATATTGGTAATATTATTAAGACTTACGCGTTACGATTTATTTTTTGTTTAACTCTGTTTCTTATGGGTATTTTGTTTTGGGCTAAAAGCCAGCAATGGCCTGGTATTGGAAAAACAACTGTGGGTAAAGATACTCCAGAGGCAAATACATTTGCTGCTCACGGCGGTGTTTATCTTATACTATTTTGCATAGCATTTGTATTTTGTATTGGCGGATTATTGAAATATCAAACTTATATTCGTTCTGGTATTGGATTGTTTTCTATATTAATATTGTTATTTTTTATAAATCTTGGCGATGGTGCTCAAAGTGATATTAATTATAATATGGATGCTGTAACTGCTGAAGATAGAAAAATGTATACAGAAAAATTCTATGAAGAAGCAAAAAGAGAGGTGGAGCAAAGTGGCGAGCAAGGTGATATAAATACATTAATCGAAAAGAAAATCGACGAAAAAATATCTAATGTAAAAAAACAAGAACGACCATCTAATGCAGTAACCATTTCATTCTCTATTCTTTCGATCATTATTGTATTCTTCATGGCATTATTTAGATATGTAAAACATCGATTAACCAGTGCTATATCTTTACCAAATTCCTTATTTCTTGGTGATTCGAATATTAATAATGATAAAGCATTGAATGACAAACCCAAACAAATGAAGTATCATAATTATTTACATGAGAATAATATCGATAATCTTACTGGTAGTCACTGGGATGAAATTGTAAAAATGAGTGATCCGGATCCGGATGCTGCTGTCGAGAGTAGATGGTTTAGTGTTTGGCCGGTTTATCTCGCATCTATGTCTCGTTGGAATCCATTTTTATCGGTTATTTTAATTATTTTATGGGTTTCAATTATTTATACATATGTGATCACATCTGGCAAAACAGATATGTGGATTGCCACTTCTTTTAGTGGATAAATATTTTCCAAAATAAAGGATTTATTTCATTCATTTTTTGTTACAATTATTATAGGATTGTTACTTGCTGCGACAATACTTATACCGGCAATTAAGGAATTCAATACTAGCGCATTAGATAATATGTTAAAATTCGCAGAGTCCTTGCAGGTATGGCAATGGGGAGTGAACAAACCGGCGACGACGGATGTGGGAATGGATATGGGAGGGGGGGGGGTGGGGCTGAGCGCACCCCGTGAGCTCTCACTTGGCGGAGGTAAGAGGATCCAATCTGGTGGGGATAATTCGTCGTTGGGAAATGGGTTTTATGCATTACTTATATGTATTATTTTATGGGTATTCTTTGTAATCATACCAAGTGCAACAGAATATTGGAGTAAAAAAAAACCATTTGATGGTGTTTGGACGGGATATTTCATATTTGCAACTCTATTTTTTTGGTTTTTAAAATCCGGAATCAAGTCTAATTTCGATACCGATGTCGGTGGTTTATCTGATAAATATGGGTTTTATAATGTTTTTAAAAACGATAGCTTTCCAACTAAATTATTACGACTCCTTTTGACAACAATTTATCTTATTCCATTATCGTTATGGACATTTATTAAAATGATTATATGGGGTATTTTCTATATTCTATCTTTTGGAAAAAATGAGATTTTTAAGGAAAAACTCAAAGAAGAGTGGGAAAAATTTAATGCATTATTTTTGTTTGGAAGAATATCTGGTGATACCGACCTTCGATTTTTCGGTAATTTATTTGGAGATAAACCAACTCCAGAATCTGTATCGACAACTTTTCTTTCTGAAAAAAAAACTGATATAAAAAGCAGAGAATCATCTAGAAGCATAGGAAGATCACAATTAGAAGAAGTACCAGTACCAGTACCACCACAAATGGACGACGCTTATGAAAAACTTAAAACAAAAATCAAGGAACACTTACGCGGTGATAAAAATAACGGATTTGCTGAAATCGAAAAAGTCTTAACTGGCTATATATCTAATAATCAATTGACTATGTCTAGTAATAAGAATAATCCCGTTGTCGATCGTATTATTATGAATGAGTTGAAAGATCACGATGTTGTATCTAACGATATTAATGAGTTACTACAACATATGATTAGAATTCGCAGAGCCGCCTGTAATTCTCCTGATGCTTGGATGAGAACAAACATTGATTGCCCTCCCTTAGAATATAAAGATGCAATAACAATTGAACAAGCCAAAGTTAGTATGATATCCAAATTATTCAAAATAATATTTTTGGTTGTTTCGCTCGTTCTTATAATAATCGCAATAATTTATGGATTTTATCAACTTAAGCGTAAATCAACAAATGATGATTCCAGTGCCGGTAGCGGCTTCGGTGGCGGTATGGATTCAAGTACTTCAACATTTACATATATTGTATTACTATTTGTCGGAATTGCCGGACTTGTCGCATATATTCGTGACAAGGCAGTTAAATCTGGTATTAAAAACCCAGAACACATGATTTTTGACGATTATCATCCAGAAGACGAAACTAGTCCGGGTCGACAGCTTACTTTTGCACTGACACATATCATATATGTTATTCTAATGGTAATTGTATGGATATATGACAGGGATGTAGATAATAATAAAAAAATGTCCGTTGTAGGCATGACCGTATTGGGTATATTTATTTTAATGTTTCATTATATTTTGGAAATAATCGATATACAAAATTATCCATTTAATAAAAAAAATAAAGAAAAAGAAGAAGCAGAAAGCGATGAAGCCGGTGAAGAAGGGGGGGTACGCCACAGACCCGACAAGTACGGAGATCTAGGGGGGGGTGGTGTAGAAAAATCCGAAAATGAAAACAAAGGCACATTTGATATATTTAACAGTAAACTTATGCGGTTTATTACAAATATAAGGGTTGCTTTAAACACGC